CAGACGCGACGGGTGAAGGCGGATCAGGCGTGGCAGTCCGCGCTCACGGCGAAAACACGAAACGCCCGTGAGAACGCGCTCGCCACATGGGCAGAACAAACGGGCTGGCTCGACTAGCCCCAACCAAAAGAGAGTCATGACAAATGGCCGTTCCTTCAAACACGATTCAGAACGTCAGCCGCGTCGGCGTTCGTGAAGACCTTTCCGACAAGATCGCGGAACTGTTTCCCGACGATACCCCGTTCATCAATGCGATCGGGCGCGCCTCGGCGAACAACACCTATGTGGAATGGCAGACCGATGGTCTCGCCTCCGCGAACGAAGCCAATGCCTCTATCCAGGGTGACGATCTGTCGAACAGCTCGCGTGCGAACACCACGCGCGTAGGCAACCACACGCAGATCTTCACCAAGGTCGTGGGCGCCTCGACGACTGTCGAATGGACCAACAAGGCGGGCCGCAAATCCGAGCTTGCGCGCGAACTGATGAAGTCGGGTCGCGAGATCCAGACGGATATCGAGAAGCGCGCGGTCGGCAACTATGCGTCTGTCGCGGCGGCTTCTGGCACTGCGGGCCTCTTCGGCGGGGCGCAGGCGTGGATCACCTCCAACGACAGCCGGGGTTCTGGCGGTTCGGACGGAGGTTTCTCGGCGGGCACTGTGTCTGCGGCCACCAATGGCACGCAGCGCGCCTACACGGAAACGCTGCTCAAGACGGTCCTCCAGTCGATCTGGACCAACGGCGGCAATCCGAAGATGGTAATTACCAACGGCACGCAGAAGCAGGCTGAGGCGGCGTTCGTCGGCTTGGCTGACGCTCGGCGTGACGCGGGTAATGACCGCCTGACGATCGTTGCTGGCGCGGACGTGTATGTGTCCGACTTCGGCAAGATCGCGTTCGTCGCCGACCGCTTCGCGGACGCGCGTTCGGCGCTGGTCGTTGATCCCGAGTATTGGGATCTGGCCGTTGGTGAGGCGCTGACCACGTTCGACCTCGCGAAGACCGGCCTCGCCACCCGCAAGGGTATGCGTACGGAGCTTACGTTGAGGAGCCTTAATCAGGCAGCCTCGGGCGTAGTCGCTGATCTTTCCTGATGACGGTTGGGGCGGGGTGAAAGCCTCGCCCCTTCCTTTTTGAAAAGGATTCAACCCATGCGGGTCAAGCTCACTCCGGGCGGCACCGTCACGCAAGGCACCAGCAAATCTACTGGCGTCACCTGCGAGGCGATGTGCGGCCAGATTACCATGCACAACGCAGCGCTCGCGTCGGCAACATCGGTCGCGTTCACGCTCACCAATTCGTTCATCGGCGCCAACGATACCATTATCGTCAGCATCGCATCGGGCGCCACATCGCTTGCCTATGTCGTCGGCATCCAGGCGGTCGCGGCGGGTTCGTGCGGCATCCAACTGCGCAACAACTCGGCGGGCTCGCTCGGCGAGGCCGTGGTGCTGAACTTCTCTGTCATCAAGAACAACATCTGACCAGCGGGCGGGGAGTGATCCTCGCCCGTCTCATCTGGAGGTTTCATGGCCCGCAAGAAGGCTGAGCCAGCGGATGTGGTCACATTGCTGATCCTTCGCGACGGCGTTTTTATCGAGGCAGACGTGAAGCGCTTTGAGGGGGACCAATGCGAGGTCCGCCGCGATATCGCCGAGCAGATCATCAGGAACGGGCATGGCCGGCTGGTCTGATTGGGAACAGATCGACGACGGCTCATTCAATGGCGTCAAGAAGTTCATCCGCTCCAATGGCGACGATCACGGCACTGTTCAGGTCCGGTACGAGGGGCATGACGTTCCCCTAATCGTCGCGAAAAACAAGGCCGACCAGAACAACCACAGCGGCAGGATGGGAGACGGCCTCCACCATGCCGCGCGCATCCCCGCAAGCGTGCTGATGGAATGGGTTCGCGAGGACGGCCATCAGGCGGTCTATCTCGATCCCAAGTATCTCGCCCGCAAGCTGAACGATCCTGATTGGCGCTACCTGAAGCGTCTCCCAATCCAGATCTAGGAGTAGGCCATGACCGTTGCGACCTACTCCGAGCTGGTCACCGAAATGGGCGACTGGCTCAATCGCTCGGACCTCGCGGCGAAAGTCCCGACTTTCATCCGCCTGTTCGAGGCAAGGATGAACCGCCTTCTCCGCACCCCGGAAATGGAGCAGGTCGCAACGATCGCCACCGTTGCCGGAACCGAGAGCTACACCCTTCCATCCGGCTTCAGGGAGGCGCGTCAGGTCTATATCGCTGCGGTGCCGCGCATCAACCTGGCACCCATGTCGCCGCAGTCGCTCAGAACCGAGTTCACGGGTCAGGAAAGCGTCAACGCGCAAGCCTATACGATCCTCGACGAGCAAATCCTCCTCGCCCCCACGCCGACCGAAACCGACACGCTCACCATCGTCTATTACCGCGCGCTAACTGGACTCGACGGCAGCAACGCGACCAACTGGCTGCTCGACAATCATCCGGACGCCTATCTGTTCGGATCGCTGTGCATGGCCGAAGCCTATCTGCGGGACGATGAGCGGCTGGCCGTGTGGAAGGGCGCGTGGGATCAGGCGGTCGATGAAATCCGGAGCGATGCGAACCGCAAGCGTGTCCCCGGAGGGCCATTGGCAACACGGCCGGCGGTTATTGAGTGATGCAATTAGGTTCGTGGACGCCTGACCTTCCGGAGTTTGGGCATCCCGGATTGGTCAAGGCGCGCAATGCCTATTCCGGCGTCCTCGGATATGAGCCGATCAAGGCGCTATCGCCGATTTCCGCCGCTCTGGGGCAGGCGTGGAAGGGGGGAGGGGCATTCACCGGCTCTGACGGCACGACGGCGCTTCTGGCGGGCTCCAATGCCGGTCTCTATCGCCTGACCGCGACCACATCGACCAGCGTTTACGCAGGCTCGTACACGGCGAATTGGTTCTTCGCGCAGTTCGGTGACAAGGTTGTCTGCGTCAACGGCGGTGCGCCGCTCAAATATACGATCACGGCGGGGACTGCGGCAGCGCTTGGCGGAAGCCCGCCGACCTGCTCCTACCCGGCCATCGTTCGCGATTTCGTGTTCCTTGCCGGGAACAGCTCAAACCAGAATCGGGTCTATTGGTCGGCGATCGACAACGCCGAAGGGTGGACGATCGGCAGCAGTCAGAGCGACGTTCAGGATTTGCCAGACGGCGGCGCGATCACTGGACTTGCTGGCGGTGAGTTCGGCCTAGCCTTTCAGGACGAAGCGATCCACATTTTCGAATATGTGGGGATGCCCGCTGTTTTTTCGCGGCGCAAGGTGTCGAACAGCATTGGGGCGCTGTGTCATGGCGGTATCGGCCAGCATGGGCGGCAGACGTTCTTTTACAGCCGCAGGGGCTTCTACAAGTTCGTTGACGGGGAAGTGGTTGCGATCGGGCGGAACAAGATCGATCGAACCTTCCGCACGGCCTATTCCATTTCAGAGATCACCGGCAACCTTCGCTGCACGATCGATCCGGAACGGTCTCTCGTCATCTGGTCCATGCCCGACCGGCTGTGGATCTACAATTTCGAGAATGACATGTGGAGCGATATCCTCATTGCGGGGATCGTCGGCATTTCGACGGGGCGCACCGCTTCGCTGACGCTTGAGGACATCGCGGTCACCTATCCCTCAATCGAAGACGTGACGCCATCGCTGGATGATTCCTACTGGCAGGGCGGGAATCCGTTGCTCCTGATCGCCTACAGTGACGGCAAGCTCTATTCATTCGGCTCGTCAACCAATCTGGAGGCTTCGTTCCGGTTTCCGCAACTGGAATTGAATCCGGGCCGGGAAAGTCATGTGCGCAACAGCCGCGTCATCGGCAACATGACCTCGGCCCAGGTCTTGATCGACTGCCGCGCCAGAATGGGTGACGCGCCGGTCAACGTAGTGTCCAGCGACTTCCGGACGAACGGCGAAGTACCGATCCGGGCGTCTGGGCGATATGTGCAGCCCGAGATCATTCTTGCGGCCGGTTCTTCATGGACTTCGGTCCAGGGCTTTGAGCTTGAAGCGACGGCGGGAGGGCGCGGTTGAAGATTCCGCCTTATGCCGCGTCGCTTCAGGACTGGATGCGGCAGGTCTCGACGGCGTTCAATGCGCTTGAGGCCAAGGCTCCAGTGAACCTGGCCCCGAATTCACAGTGGGAGGTGATGAGCGGGCTGACCTACGGAACCCGCTGGAACGCGCTCGGCACGGGAACATATTCCACGGCGGCGATGACTTCGAACAGCACGGGGTCAAACTTGGTTGTGCTGACCGCTTCGGGGGGCATCCCATCGGAATGGGCGGTTGGCGAATTGGTCAAGCTTTCGGGCGGAACGGCGCATTCGACCCTGACACAAAGGCCGATGCGGATCCTCGCCAAGGATGCAACGACGATAACGGTCAAGTGCCCGTTCAACGGGGCGCCTTCCTCTTCGGGAACGGCAACGATCACGCCGGTGAATATCGGCGGCGCGGCATCGTCTGGAACGGGTGATGCGGCGGACGGGTGGAAAAAGCACACCTCGACCTATGTCTGGCGCGACGACTACGCGACGAACAGGCCGTTTGGAGCAACCTATTCCCTTGCCGCCATCAAGAACACGGCGGGGCAGGAATATGTCTATACGCAGCTTGACGTTACGCGGCTGAAGGGAAGGACGGTCTGCTTCGGCATCAACGTGATGCAGCGGGTGAGGTCCGGTTCCGGAACATGGCAATTGTACTTCAACACCGATGGGACGGGCGGCGGGGTCAAGACGGCTCAGACGGCCAATGCGGCGGTCGGGGTGTTCAAGTGGGACGAATATTCGATCGAGATTCCCTCTGACGCCACCTATGCCCATGCCGGCGTCTATCTCAACGGCGCTTCCGGCGACGCTTACTATCTCGCCAATCCGGTCGTCGCGGTGGGCTCGGAGATCGGGGACAACAATTACGTCAAGCCGCTAGAGCAGTTCATTCCGCTGGTTAAGATCGAGCCGTGGATCAACGCGTCGATCACCTTCCCGAGCTCTGGGGCCATTAGCGGGCTGGGTTATTATTTCCCCGTGGATTTTTACGCCGACAGCGGCGGCCAGATCGCCAAGTCGGTCAGAGTTCTGCACGGGAATATCGAGGGCATCAACACCAACGCCGTGGTCACCGGCACTGGCGGGAGCCGCATCATTGGTTGGGCCGACAAATCCGCCGATCCGATCAAGTTGGGCACGTTCCTGCCCCAGCATGTGGCGAACGTAAAGAGCTTCGGCGCCCTCAGAGTGATGCTGGACGGGGACGGCAACTGCATCTGCCTTTCGCCCGTCGCGAGTGACAGCTGGTCGAACATCTCGACCGACATTGAAATTCTGCATTTGGAATGATCGGGGCCTATCTCTCCCGCCGCTCAGACATCGCCAGCATTTTAGACCCGCGCTGCTACTCGATCGAGTGGCTGGATCAGCAATTGGCGACCGGGAGGATGCAGCTCTGGGCCAACGGCGACGCGGTGCTGATTACCGAGCTGCGCCATTACCCCGCAGGAGCGCGTGAGATTCACGCAATGGTCGCATCCGGGTCGCTGGAGGGAATTTCAGAGCTGCGCGAGCGTGCCGAAGAGTGGGCGCGTGGGTTGGGGGTCGAGTTCGCGAGTGCCGCGAGCCGACCGGGGTGGGAGCGCGTCCTCGGTCGCTTTGGATACGAACTGCATCAGGTCGAGATGCGGAAGGAACTGTAAATGGGAATGAGTTCTAAACCGAAGTCGGTCAGCACCAGCACGAGCGGGAGCGCGCAGACGTGGGCGCAGCCGATAGCCCAAGCTGGCGCAAGCAGCGTGCAGAACGTGTTCAACCAGAACCAGCCCGGTCTTCAGCAGCTCACGGACCTGACGCGCAACAATGTCGTCAATCCCCTGCTCGGCAAGTTCAATTCGTCGCTCGGGACGGCGGGGCAGGCCAACAACTATTACGGCGATGTCCTTTCCGGCAAGTACATGGGCGGCAACCCCTACCTGAAGAACGTTCTCGACACGCTCAATCGCGGCGTCGGCGATCAGGTCAATTCGCAATTCGAGATGAGCGGGCGGTATGGCTCCGGCGCCCACGCGGACGTTCTCTCGCGCAACCTCGCCGACGCGGATTCCGGTCTTCTGTACCAGAATTACGGCGACGAGATGAACCGCATTGGTCAAGCCGCACAAGCCTCGCAGGCGGGCAACCAGGCAGATATCGCTTCGCTGCTGAGCGCGATCGGGGCTGGCGCCGAGC